AGAAGCGGTACTGCTGTTATGCCTATGAGAAGTGGTAAGTCAGTCGTAGGATTAAAACTAGCTGATTATTATGAAGAAGTCTTAGTGGCTTATCCTAATAAGTCTATTGCAGAAGCATGGAAAAGTGACGCAGAGAAATTTAACTTTAATATAAGTCATGTCACCTTTACTACTTTTGCTAGCTTAGATAAGCAAGACTTAAGAAAGTATGACGCAGTAATAATCGACGAGATTGATCAGCTCTCAGAGGCAAAATGGCAATTTATTTATCAGAATCGTCCTAAGATTCTTAACGGCTTAACAGGTACTATTCCTCGCAAAGGAACTAGAAAAAGGTTTTTTATTGAAGCTTTAACTCCTGTTAGGTATGAAAGAACTATTGACGAGACTACTGGGGTTTTAAATAAACCTTATCATATTTATGTTCACTTAGTAAATCCTTCAGAGATTAGAAACATCTCAAAAAAGTCTGGCGGAATGTGGAGCGAAAAAGCAAAGATTAATTTCTTTGAATCTAAATCGAATGAGAGTTTTCCTATGATGCTTAAACTAATTCAAAGTATAGCTGGTAGTCCTACTAAGTGGACTAAGCTTAGAGAATTATTGACAGGATTTGACAGGTGCTTAGTTTTTGTAGAAACAATTCAACAATGTAGTGAGATCTGTCGCTATGGCTATCATTCTAAGAACTCTGACGAAGTAAACAAGGAAAACTTAAGAATGTTTAATGACGGAGAAATTAACTTTCTGGCTACTGTTAATCAGTTAAATGCTGGTGTAACTTTTCCTAATTTGAATAAAGCAGTTTTACTTCATACTTACGCTTCTAGTTCTAAGGCAGCTCAAAGAATCGCAAGAACTCTTAACTTCTTAGAAGGAGAAAAAGCAGAACTTCATATCATCTGTCTTAATCACACAAGAGACATTGTATGGACTCGTAAAGGACTAGATTATTATGGTATCGAAAACATTACCTGGATACAACCAAAGCCATTTAGTTGAGAATGTAGTAAGAAAGTCTATGGTTATTAGACCATCAGGCCGATCAACCGATTTCATTTCACCTAGTTTTGCTTTTGGTTGTGGATTTAACTGTACTTATTGTACTTGTAAAAGGCATGTTGCAGAAGGAATAACAATAGCTATAAACGTAAATCAAATCTTAACAGAGATTAATAACCACGCTATGTTTGCTGTAGTGGATAAACCGAATCAAACACATCCGACTTTTGTATCTTACGACATCGGATGCAATTTCGATCTACCACTACATGCAAAACATATAGAATGGGAATACATCTTTGACTTTTTTAAAAACCACTCAAGAGCTATGGGTAGCTTTGCAACTAAGTATGTAAACGATAAACTCTGTACGTACAATCCTGAAGGAAAGATACGTATAAGATTCTCGTTGATGCCTCAGCATTATGCGGATTTGCTAGAACCTAACACTTCTCAAATCTCAGACAGAATAAAAGCTATAAACAGGTTTATAGAAGCTGGTTACGATGTTCACATAAACTTTAGTCCTGTCATAGTCCATGACAGATGGTTAGACCATTATAGATATTTGTTTGAACAAATAAACAAAGAAGTAAAGTATAAAGAATTAGTCAAAGCTGAAGTAATCTTTCTGACTCATAATGAGGAAAAGCACAAAAGAAACCTGATTTACGACTTACCCGGAGAGCATTTAATATGGAGACCAGAGATTCAAGAAAACAAAATCTCTCAGTTTGGCGGAAAGAACATCCGCTACAAACACGATTTAAAAGCTCAGTACATTAAGGAGTGGACTAATCTACATGACGAGATTATTCCTTGGAATACAATACGATATATATTTTAAACAATGAGAAACTTAATATCTTTAATAATACTTATCTCAATAGTTTTTGTTTGGTTATTTCCAATAATAATCTCAATATACAAAGATGAGTATTGGCATATCTTTTTGTATGCGGTTTGGTGGCTTCCAGCAGGAATCTTTACGGGATTTATTCTAAAACTTTTTGATAAATTTTAAAAACAATGAATGAAGATAACTTATATTATTATTACGGAGAGGAAGAAATAAAAGAAACTCCTCAAGAACACTTGACACGTATACTTTATTTGCGTAATTTTGATACCCCTAAAAAAATAAAAGAGATAAAAAAGATAAAAGATGAAATTGACGTTTTACGAAGTGCTGTGGAAGCTCTTGCAAAAGGAGAGAAAATTAGAGAAGTGGGTATCCACGGGACTACTAGTAAAAAAAGAAAACGAGTGGTTCTGGACACCAGAAGCTCTAGAAATAGTTAACGTAGATAAAGCTCTTGCTTTGGTTGCAGATTTAAATTGGCTTGATCAATTTATTGAGAAGTTTTCTCGCAAGAATATCGGAATAGTCGGCAAGACTAGTTCTGTTAAACAAGTAGGAGAAAAAATGTCTCGATTCATAAAAGAGTACAACTTTGACACTGAAACCATCTTAGGAGCTACTGATATGTATGTGAATCACTGGAAGAAACAAGGCTCACCTCAGTATATCAGACAAGCACACTATTTTATCTATAAGAGAACCGAGAGAGGCTCAGAAACTTCTGATCTTGCGACTTGGTGTGAAACTTATCTTAAAGACGGAGGAAGTAAAAAACAAGAGAATCGTTTTGGAGGAGACTTGTAAAATATTGTACTATGAAATTTGAAGAAGTATACAAGAAAATTGAAAACAATAGACAAAACCGGCTAGAAGGTAAGTTTAATTCTATTCCTTGGAATTTAGAAAGACTTACCAAAGAGTATAACTATCCAGGTTGGGTTAAAGGTAAAATGTATCTTATAACAGCTTCTTCAGGTATAGCTAAGTCTAAATTTACAAAATGGCTAACTATTGTTTCTAATTATATTAAGTGGAAACAGAATCCATTTAATGTTAAAATCTTTTGGTTTGCTCTTGAGGAATCTAAAGAAAAACTATACTTAGAAGCTATATCTATTTGTATTTATTATACTCATGGAAAAATTGTAACACCGGAAATGATGCTTAGTTTTGGTGATTATGCTGTTCCTGAGAAAATCCTTAGTTGGGTTAGAGAAGCAAAGCAATCAGACTTTCTAAAGTTCTTTGAGAACCACGTAGAAGTCGTTGACCATATCTCTAATCCAACTGGGATTAAAAAATACGTAGAACGTTATTTTGACGACTCAACCAAAGGACGAATGGTTTACGAAGAAAGAGACGAAAAGAAGTATCCGCTTTATTACAGTCACTCTACTGATGCTTTTTATTTTGTAGTGGTAGATCATATCTCTCTTCTTCATACCGAAACTATTCAAGGAGTCTATCACGACTTAAGAGAGACTCTTTCTTTTTTTGTGGATCATTATGGATTAGAAATCTTTTGTAAGCGGTATAATTTAATTTTTGTACCCATTCAACAGCAAGCCGCTAGTGGCGAGGCACAAATGTTTACTAACAAGGGTGACTTGGTAGAAGCTAAGTTAGAACCTTCTTTAGCGGATTTAGCAGATTGTAAAACTACTCAGCGTTCAGCAGACGTTGTATTAGGTATATTTGCTCCTTTTAGATACGATATTGAAGTCCATCAAGGCTATGATATTAATTTCTTACAAGACAATTATCGCAGCGTTAGATTTCTTAAAGACCGTCTATCAGGTTTATCAGGTAGATTAGGTATGTTTTTCTCAAGAGGTGTACCACACTTTGAGGAACTCCCAAAACCAGCAAGTATGGGAGGTGTAAAAGATAACTATGAAAGTTATGTAAATAAAAGTAAAAATGAAAAGTATAATTTGGAAAGTTAATATACTTTTGCTATCTTTGAATTATGGCAAAGGAATCAATTAAAAAACATTTAAGAATAATTTTAGAAAAAATGTTTGAGGGTACTGGCTTAGAGTACTCAGACCAATACGTTCAGACAGACGATTGGTATCTTAATCACGTATGGAAAGAAGAAGAGGAGAGGGCTTACGTAGATTGGTTAACTCACTATCTTTACAATAATGTAGGTGCTAGGAAAGAACTCATGAAGATATCCGGCAAGAATAAAGAAGACTGTAGAAGAGCAGCTCAACAGTTTGCTTCATTCTTTGGCTGGACTACCGTAGAAAGAAAAACAAAAGAAACCAAATAAACCAAATAAATTAGATATGGCACTATTAGTAGGCATCATTGGACCTTCAGGCGAAGGCAAATCAACAAGTATTAGGACATTAGATCCTAAAGAAACTATCATCATTGGTGTAGCAGGAAAAGAACTTCCTTTCAAAGGAGCTTCTAAAATGTACAACCTAGACAACAAGAATTACGTAGAAATCTCTACTTCAAAAGAAATCGTTGATACTCTCAAGAATATCAGCGAGAAAGGAACCCATGTTAAAAATATCGTAATCGACGATATCCAATACGTAATGGGTTTTGAATTTATGAAAAGAGCTTCTGAGGTTGGCTATACCAAATTTTCTCAAATCGGTCAGAATATGTTCAGTATTCTCTCCGCAGCACGCACTTTACGGAAAGACCTAAAAGTATTTTGTCTTGGTCACTCAGAACCAATTGAAGACGGAGGCGAAATTGTAGGTTACAAAATGAAGACCATCGGTAAAATGTTGGACAATAACATTAATCTAGAAGGACTGTTCACTATCTGTCTTTATACTTATGTAGGAGAAGGTAAAACTGGACCAGAATATTTCTTCTTAACTAATCGCTTTAAGAAGCGTCCAGCTAAATCTCCAATGGGAATGTTTGAAGATACTCAAATCCCTAACGATTTGCAGCATATCTCAGTCAAAATTGACGAATATTACGCTTAATGAATGAAAAATCAGACAAAAAACTAAAACTAAATAAAATAAAGAATCATGGCAATTAATGTAAATGACGTAGAAGAAAGCGCACAAGGCTTTGAAAAGAAACTTTTCACAGGTTATGCTCCTGTACAGATTGTAGCAGTTAATCCTAACGAAAAAGGATTGGCTAGCTTATTTAACACTGATATCGAAAAGATAAAAAATCCCGAGTATGATAAAACAGAAGGAAAGATACGTCTTGACTTCTGGTATAAGAATCATCCTAGTTGTGATACCGAACTTCTTGGTAAGTTTAGTCTTTGGGTAAATAACGAAACCGTTGTTGGTAAGAATAGCGGAAAAACTCAATATATTGACAATTTCACTAGAACTGCTTGGGCTGTTGATTTGGCTACTTTGAGTGCTGACCAACAATCTAAAGATCCTAGTTATCGTCTAGACTCTAAGTCTATTCGTGAAGCAAAGACTGGCGAAGAAGATGTTTATGAACTATTGAAAGCTTATGCCAACGCTAGACCAAAAGAAAAGCCTTTTGTTCTTGATAGTTGGACATCTATCGCAAAAGGTAACGTAGCAGAACTGCGTGACTTCTTTGATGCTTTCAACTCTAAAGGTTCAGGCGTTAAAGCTCCTTTGACTATTCGTGAAGGTAAATTCCAATCTGTATTTACTAAAGGAATTGTACACTTGAACTCTGCTATTACTGATTACGTTAAGAAGAAATTTACAGGCGAATATGGCTGTAAAGATTTTTATGGCGATTCTTTCCTCTTGAAAGAATTTGTTGACGACGGAAACGTATTTACTGATGAAACAGATTACGCACCTTCAAGCCCCTCCAGTAGCTCTAGTAGCTCAACTGGTGGATTGTTTTGAGGTGTGTTGTCTTAAGTGTAGGAAGTGGGGGAGCAATCCCCCATTTTCTTTTAACTTAATTTAATATATTTGTATTACAATTAAATCAAAAAAGTATGGGATACACAACCGATTTCGAAGGTGGATTTGAATTCAGTCGTCCACTCACCAGTGATGAAAAGAATTACATCACCAAGTTCAACAACACTCGTAGAATGAAACGAAATGTTGAGAAACTCTATGAGTTATTTAAGGGTGAACACGGAAACCCCTTTCTACCAAAAGAAGAAACCTACGGAAACGATGGTGAGTACTTTGTTGGTGGTAATGGGTTCGCGGGTCAAGACAAGGATGATAGTATTGTTGATTACAACACACCTCCAGGTCAACTTGATTTTCTAACAACTAACTACAACGAAAGGTGGACACAAAATGATTTGAGAACGCGAGAGGGTAAATGTCAACCTGGTTTATGGTGTCAATGGACTACGGATGAAAATGGAACTCATCTAATGTGGGATGGTGGTGAGAAGTTTTACAACTACGTTGAGTGGTTGAAGTATCTTATCAATCATTTCTTTGAGAAGTGGGGTGTTAAACTTAACGGTGAGGTTTATTGGAAAGGTGAGGATGGTGAGGACATGGGTAAGATTGTTGTAAAGGACAACTGGGTCATAGTAAAATACGCGAGAGTTACTTATGATTGATTGGTTTAAGGAGAGAACCCCACAGAAATGTGGGGTTTTTTATTTTTCACAAGGTTGTAAATTGGATACGGTGTCATCAGGATTTAGGTTGGCAACAAAGTTCAAAATAAATTTGGTATAAAAGAAAAATCATTATATATTTATAAAATGAACATCAACGAAATAGAAACTTTTACGACTGTTCAGCGAATCTATGACCTGATAGGCCAAGAAAACATAATGAGTACTTATTGCTATCCCGTAGTAATAGGAAAAAGATATGTTAATCCTTTTAGGGATGATAGAAATGCTTCGTGTTTCTATAAATGGACTAATAAAGGAAACCTATACTTCGTTGACTATGCTACTGAACAGATTTATTTTAGTGCTTTAGACATAGCACAACTTAAAACAGGTTATGGCTTTCCTGATATCCTTTATAAGATAGAGTCAGACTTTCATCTTAACTCTCTCACTATGAATGAACTTCGTAGTCTTAGATTAGCAGAAAAACCTCCGGTTGAAATGACTCCAAGCGACATTAAGACAACTGTTACTTATTTTAAAACAAGTGACTTTGATTATTGGAAACAATTTGGAATTACTCCTGAGACTCTTAACTTTTACGAAGTAAGAAAAGTAGACAGAGCCTGGATTAATGGAAAGCTATGGTACATTAAAAACGATATAGATCCTTGTTATCGTTATTCTGAGAAAGGAAAGACTAAACTTTATCGCCCTATGGCTAGCAAAAAGAATAAATTTAGATCTAACTTCTTTGGAGGAATACTAGAAGGTTGGGATCAATTACCGCCTACAGGAGATGATTTAATTATTACAAAAGGTCGCAAAGATTGTATGACTTTATATGGTTGCGGAGTAACAGCCGTAGCTGTAAGAAGTGAAAACACACCAATTAGCGAAAATGCTTTCAACCTACTTAAAGATAGATTTAAAAGAATACGTCTTTGGTATGATAACGACGAAGCAGGTCAAATAGGTTGTAAGAAAATGGCAGAAATGTACGGACTAGAATGTATTATTCATTCTAAAGATTTACCAAAAGATCCATCAGATATTTTTAGGGAAATGGGTAAACACACAATATTAGATATCATAAAATGAACGATTCATATTACATAAAACAAAAGAAAGTAGTAAGAGAAATAGCTCAAATCCTTAAAGAAGACTTAAGAATAACTAGTACTTACGAAGAAACTAAAGATGTTCTTTACGAAACAATGAGAGAAGTCCTTTTTAGAAATAATGCTTTTATTTATTATCAACCAGAGGACTTAGCCAATTTTGTTTTAACAGAAGGAATAGCTTTAGATATTGTAGGACTTAATTTACAAGATCCCAATGCTATTAAAGAGTTTGAAGAACTTTGCAGTTTCTTCTTTAAGTTTAGGTTTGGAAAGATAATTTCTAATACCCGCAAAAGAGAAGTAGTAACAGCTCGTCATCTTATAGCAACTTGGCTACACGAGAACACTACTTGGAGCTTAAGTACTATCGGAAGATACATGAGAAGAGACCACAGTTCTATTATTCATGCAAAAGACAGCATATACGGATTGATTACCGTAGATAAACCTACAATTATATTTTGGAAAAACTTTAAAGAATTTTTAAATGTCTATCATAGAGAACATATTACCGAGCGATTGGGCCAAACTTTTGAAGAATCAGGAAGCGGAACTATTGAAAATAGGCCAACAGATAGCCGAGAGAAGAACAAAAGTAAACGTATTTCCCAAGTCTGAAGAAGTCTTTAAAGCTTTTTGGATGACTCCTTTAGATAAAGTTAGAGTAATTTGGATAGGGATGGATCCTTATCCAAACCTCTACAAAGGAGAGCCAATTGCTTGCGGACTTTCATTTGCTTCAAGAGATCCTGATTATGTACCTCCTTC